GTGCAACGTTGAACGCTGCCTCACCGCCCTCGCCCAGTGCAGCTTCGTCGAATATGATTAAATCGTAGCTGCGGCCCACTGTTGAGTCTACGGTCGAGAGTGAGCCCATGCGGATAGTCGAGCCGTTTTCCAGCTCAATGATCTTGTCCTTTAGGTTGTCGCGTGCCACCTCCAAGTCAAAGTGCTTGATTAACCTGCGCTGGAGTTCAAAGGATATGCTGCTGAGGTTGTAGTTGGGCGATATGATGAGCACGTTGCAGTTTGGGACTAGGGTAACCAGCTGCCCAATCACGTTGGCGATATAGGTTTTGCCTAGTCGTCTAGCAAGTGCTGCACAAACAAACCTGTACTTAGGGTCGTTGATTGCGTTGATTAGTGCGATTTGGGGTCTGTTGATGGTTTCGTACAGACCTAAGAGCTTTAAGTAGTTCTGAATCGGCAGCTTAATAAACCGCTGATCTGGTGGAAACTCTTGTATAGCATCGCAGTTTACGTCGTCGCGGGAAACTAGTAACATTAAACACCTTCTCCCGACATTAATTGCTTCAACAACTGCCCATACTTGGTGCCGTCGTCGTTAATCTGCACGTTGACCTGCTTTTGCGGCCCTTGTGGAGCTTGTCGCAACTTCTCCAGTTGAATCTCCCGGTCTAAGTAGTCCATGGCCATTTTGTGTGATAGCTGGAGCAGGTCTGCAATGTCTTTAGTGCTGCCAGTTTGGGACTCCTCCAGCTCTTGAAACTTTTGCTGGATAATGGCGTCCATGGCTTTACGCATCTTGAACCGATTGTTGAAGCCGATATCCATAAACACGTTGTCTACATACTGCTTTACTTCGCGACGCTTTAGGATCTCGCTAACAACTTCGGGCGTCAAGTCCAGTTCGTCGGCGACTTTGCGGGTGTCTTGCAGCTGCAGGTACGCATTGGCTACTTCCAGCGCTTCGGGGCTTATATGTATGGTTTCGGCAGGTAGGTGTTGTGGTTGCATTTTTGATACCTGTGGTAGTTTTTGTGATTATAGCATTGTGGCGAGTTGGTGAGCAAGTTGAGTTTTTGGCACCCTAGGTGTTTTGATAAAATTCCCCAATAGGCCGCGTGTGGGTGGGTCCGCCGGCTCATGTGGTTTTTAGAGTCTAATAACCGCCCTGTCCTATTGTACCAGTCCTATCTGTGGCCCGTCAAGGGCCGGCCGATTGATTTTTTCTATGGCGTGTGCGTGGGCGATAGAAATTTTTGTGTTGACTCACAAGCCAAAGTCCGGCACAATAGACTCTGTTGATTCGATAAACCCTTGCCAAACAGGAGATTGCTATGGCTGACAAAACTGTGAACTACACCCCTGAGATGACTCAGAAGATGGTTGCGGATTATACCGCAGGCGTTAGCGTTGAGAAGATTGCCGAGGAGTTGGGCAAGACTGTGCGTAGCGTGGTTGCTAAGCTCTCACGCGAGAAGGTTTACAAGGCTAAGGAATACAAGACTAAGACTGGCGAAACGCCGATCAAGAAAGATGCTCACGCTGACTTCATTGGTCAAGCTCTTGGCTTGAGCGAAGCTGATGCTGATTCGCTGACCAAAGCGAACAAGACTGCACTTGCCAAGATTGCAGACTTCATCAAGGCTGAGAAAGCCTGACCTATTGACAGGGGCATTTGCCCCTGTTATACTACAATCCTGATTTCACTGAGGAACCCATCATGAACAAGCGAGCCGCACTGAATACCTTCCTGATCACTAGCGCATACGGGTTGTGTGCCGCAGGATTCTATGGCATGATGCTGTTGGATGTAATGTACACGCTGACGATGTTGGCTATCTTTGGCGTTGTGTTCTTGGTTAAAACAATCTACGATATTGAGGTTGCTAAGCAAAAGGCGGAGATGCAATAATGAAACTCGTAATCACTACCCAATACATGGAAAACTACGGCGATGCCGCTAACCCTTACTGGAAATATAAGGGTGGACTGGACTATGCTGTTTTGAATGTGGACGCTAGGGGCGCTGAGCTAGACGACCTGGTTGCCAAGGCTAAGGCTAAGGTGGAATATGCTAATGACTATTCCCAGGAATATGTGATCGGATGGAATCTTATGGGAGATAACGATCTCACTCCAAGCGAGCGTGATCAGCTCGAATATGGCGGTGAGATTATTTATCCTTCCGAGGTTATCTCATTAGATGAGGACTATCGCGACGATTACGACGATAGCATGGATGGCGATGAAGCCACGGCCCTTGCCTCAGCGGGTTGGGGTACTGATGAGGATTATGGCGGTACGCCTGATTACGATTGGTAGCGCAATAACCCTACAGTTTGTAGGGTTATTGGCGCCAAAATTATAACATATAATTTTGGGCCGTGTCAAGGACTTTTTTGTAGGGGTTTTCCCTAGGTTGACAACTGGTCTGCACACTGTAGAATAGAACCCATGAAACTGCTAAACGATCTCATCGCTCACTTGAATATTCGTTTTCCTGTGACCATTACAATCAAAACTCGCAAAGGTAAAGATTGTGACGCGCTATATTTGCCCCACTATAGCGACCGCACTGGTAAACTAATCGGGCACAAAATTACTATTTATACTGTAGGTACTTCGCGCAGTTTTGAAACCCTGCTTGCCCATGAGTTAATTCACGCATGGCAGGAAGAAAAGCGGGTAGCAGAGTTTCACGGCCCATTTTTTGCACAAATGGCAAAAATAATAGAACGGGATTTTGGCATCAAGGAAATTTATTTACAGGAGATTGACGAATGATTTTAAGATTAATGCTTGCTGTTGAGGTTGCTAAAAAATTGGTAACCCTTACTGGAATGAATTTGTGGGATGCGTGCCGCGCGGCCGCTAATCGCTATGATGTGGACTCTGAAAAGGTATATCGAATCCTGACGGAATAACCCCACAGCCCGTAGGGGCTTTGGGGCGCCAATTTTACTCTGTAAAATTGCGTCCCGTCAATAGGGAGTTTCCCTGATGTTGTAAATGTGCAACTAAGGGTTTGTCCCTAGAAAAAAGTTGTTGACAGGGTTGCGGAAATCGCTAGAATAAGGGCATGACAACAGGAAAGGCAAACATGATTAAGAGGATCGCAATTTATGACATGGATGGCACAATCGTTTGCTCAATGCATCGCTATCGTACCATTATTGATGCAAATGGTGAGCGTATCGATCTTAATTATTGGCGCGAAAATGAATATCGTGCGGCTGATGATTCTCTGCTTCCCCTTGCCGAGAATTACAAGCGCGACTTGGCAGATGTTAATTGTTTTACTGTTATTGCTACTGCCCGCGTTTTGCGTTCCGCTGATTTTGCATTTATCTTTGAGAAACTAGGTAATCCTGATTTTATTGTTTCGCGTCCTGATGGTGAAACTATTTCAGGTGGTACTCTCAAGATTAATGGTTTGCGTAAGGTATTTGAGATGTTACCTAATGTAAATCGTGCAGATTGTGTATTTTACGAAGATAATGTTAGTTATCTCAAGGCAGTTTGCGATTATTTCAATATTCGCGGTGTTTATATTCCTAGCAAGCAAGGACATTAATATGTTGTGGTTTTTGGGTTATTTTGTAATGATTTTGGTGGCCTTTGCTATTATGTTTTGGGTTACCGACGAATGGTAAATTGTTTCACATGAAACATCGAAGTTAGCACTCGCTAACTTCGGGCGCCAATTTTATCTTATAAAATTGCAGCCCGTCAATAGGGAAAACCCTAGGTGACGATTGAAATTTTTTATCGTGGTCATAGGAATTTTCAATTGACACCAGGCGCGCACAATGCTACATTATCCGTTTTGTCAACAAAGGGGCAAGCAATGGCTCGCAAGCAATTTTTCGCAATTCTCGATACTGAAACTACCATTAATGATACTGTGGCAGATTTCGCTATTGTAATTTGTGACCGCGAAGGTAATATATATAATCAATGCGCGGTATTGGTTCACGGCCATTATGATTCTATGGAATTGTTCCACGACAAAAATACTAACGATATTTGGGGTTATGCGGGTTTGCAAAAGCGTAAAGCGCAATATTCTGCCATGCTAGAATCTGGTGCGCGTATGCTTGCATCGGTTAATGCCATTAATCGCTGGATTAATCAGGCTATTGGCAAATATAATCCCACACTTACCGCATATAATCTTGCGTTTGATTTGTCAAAATGTGCCAATACTGGTATTGACCTTTCTGTTTTCAATTCTAAGTTTTGTTTGTGGCAAGCCGCTGTAGGTAATATTTGCAAAACTAAAAAGTATAAGCAATTTGCCTTGCATAATCACCAATTCAATGCTCCCACAAAACACGGTAATATGACTTTCAAAACTAATGCCGAGGCAGTTTGTGGTTTTATCAATAATAATTTTATTACTGAGCCGCATACTGCGCTAGAAGATGCGCGAGATTTTGAATTGCCCATTTTGGTTAATATTCTCAAAAAGCGTAATTGGCGCGAGAATATCGAAGCATATGATTGGAATAAGTTTCAGGTTCGGGATCATTTCAAGGCTTAATTAAAATGAGGATTTTGTGGATTATTTTATTGCTGTTGTTTTTATATACTGATAAAAGATATGATCTTGACGATCATTATCTAATGAGGTATAATAAGCAAGAAACAGTAGACGAAATCTATAAGGATAAATCATGGAAATTATAGGTTGGATTGGTTCGATTCTATTAGCATTTTGCGGATTACCGCAGGCTATAGAATCTTACCGCACAAAATCATCCGAGGGATTAACTTGGGGATTATTGCTAATGTGGTTTTGGGGTGAGATATTCACCATTATCTACATTATTCCAAAATGGCATTGGCCGTTAATATTTAATTATACGGCAAATATTATTTTCCTGCTCGTGATTCTATATTATAAAATCCGACCCGGAAAATAATAAAGCGAAGTTAGTACTCACTAACTTCGCGGCGCCAAAATTATAGCATATAATTTTGCAACCCGTCAATAGGGACAAACCCTTAACCCTACACGGCGCTCAGGTATTGTCAAGTCTCCAAAAATGTGCTACAGTCACCACATGACGCGAACCGAACTGCTCCAAAAATGCCAGGCCAGGGCCAATCAGGTATGGGATATTTACTGCGAGATTTATCCGCAATTGGTAAAATATGATTGCCCGAAAATCGTGCTCAATGGCAGATTTACTAAAACCGCAGGTAATTGCGAAGTTGAGCACAATATTATTAATCTTGGGGTAAAGTTTTTTGCAAAACATTATGACCGCATGATGCAGGAAATTATACCGCACGAAATTGCCCATCAGGTAGATTATAATTTGAATGGTTTGCCACTAGGTAATCGTTGGCATGGTGCAAACTGGCAAGTTATTATGCAAGATTATGGGCTTCCTGCAAAACCTTATCACAACATGGAGATTTAATAATGCACAAATTTATTAGTTGGTTTGGTACTTTTGCTAGTATCTTTGGCAGTTTCCTAGTTGCCATGCAGTATTTCAAATTTGGTTATGTTGCGTTTATTTTCGGTTCTGCCAGTTGGTTATATATTGCCTACAAAAATAATGATCGCGCACTATTGG